CCAAATATAGAAATGCCATCTTAAGTTCCGTTAGTGTACTCATGCCAGATACCTCTCGAATGTGTTTGCAATCCTAGTAGCTCTCGGCCCAACCTCCCGTGCCCATGCCGAATCAAGCGCCTGTTTTTTGGCTTCCGCTCCATTCCTCGCCTTGAGCGCTGCAAGCATATTCTTGAATTCCGACAAGCACTCAATTCCCATATTGTAGGCCATATTTACCATAGCCTCTTGCACAGGTTCCGGCAACGAAGCCACCCACGTAAAATGCGTGAATACTTCGTGTTCAACCGCAACCAGCAACAGCGTGAGCCAATCGTTTGCTATGGGTTTGGGCAGCGGCGTCGCCCCCTTTTGCACGTTAAATCCGTAGCCTATTGTCGGATGGCCCTTCACCGTGCTCCCGGGAACAATCGCAACTCCCGTCGCGTCATCGTACACGTAGGGCATCCAGCCTTCATCAGCCTCGATCTGCTTTGACAGGTTCTCAAGATTCATTTTCGTGCACCTTCGCGTGTGTGGCCTCGCAGATGGCTTTGAGCTCCTCCATCTGCGTGCCGTGGTCGTTGTACAGGGCCGCGATCCAGTCCATGAGCACGCTCGTGGAGCGCTGTTGGTTGTTCTTGATCAGGAACCCCAGCAGGAAGGTCGCGATCGTCGTGCCGGTGTTGATCACCAGCTGCCAGCGGTTCGAGTAGTCGAAATGTGGCCCGGAAACGCCCCAGAGGACCACAAGCAGCAGCGCGAACAGGAAGGTGCGGCTGTCGCTCGTCGCGCGATCGGCGGCATCGGCGAAGGCGTCGACCTTATGCTCGATGCTCCGCAGAAACTTACCCACCGCCGTTATCCCCGCCGCCCATCGTCACACCCGGGACGCCCACCTTCTTGGCGATCTCCTGGAGGAGGATCTCGTCGTAGTGGCGGCTGAGCGACGACTGCCTGATCTGAGAGGACAGCGAGTCGAGCTTCGCGTTGGTGTGCTCGTTGATCTTACTGATCTGGGTCTGGTTCTCCGAGGAGAGCTTCGTGTTGGCATCCACCTGCTGATGAAGCTGCCCGAAGACATACGCGAAGGCGACCGCCTGCCCCACGATCGCCAATACCAAAAACGCCAAGGCAATAACCGTCGGCATGTGCGTGCTTTGGTGTCCGTGATCCATTACTCAATCTCCCTGCGCAAAGAAAAGCGACAATTACTTCAGTGTAAAAACGGCCACAACGGCCCATGCGGTAATCAAGATCGCGTAAGCCCACTCCGTTCTGCTGAACTTGGCGATCCACAAGTGAATCGGCTTGAAGTTGAGAATCGCTTGGATCACGGCAGGGATCGCCGTACCCACGGCAAGCCAGAACATCGCCCATGCGTGCAGTTGCCAAGAGATCGCGGCAAAGGAGGCAGAAGCGCCCGCAAAGGCAATCCCGGCGAGCGTGATATGGGCGCGTTCATTGGGCCAGACCCGGCGCGTGAGCATGGTTCCGATGCACCCTGCCGCTGCAAAGGCCGAGATTCCCAACACCCAAGGAGCCGTTGCACCAAAGGCAAACGGGCAGAGCAAGAGCGCAGCCGCCATGCCGAAGAACGCCAGATCGAAGGGTTCAGAGAACTTGCCTCGGATCTGATTGGATATGGGCCACTCGCCGAATACATCGCCACCCCGCGCCACGAAAGCGCGGATCAGCGTGATCCACCAAGCAGCCAGTAACAAAAGGATTGCGATTCTCATGTCTTACGTCCCCTAAAGGCTCGAAATGTCATAGCCGGTAGTGGCTACGTTTGCCGCCGCGACGGCGTGTCGGATATGATCGTTGACTTCTACCTCGGCGTCAGCCTCACCCAGCGCGATACATAGGGTCTGCTTGACGAGCACGCCGATGCCGCCGACTGTTGTGAGATAGGCCGGCGGGCACGAGCGGTCGTGTGCACACTGGATCGGCTGTCCGTGGTCGTCAAATACCGCGTTGCCGTTGCTGTCCACGACGCGGACATTTGCCTTGACCGAGACCTGCTGCGTGACAGCGTCGCGTGATACGACCGCTTTCACCGCTACCAGAGTGCCATCATCCAGCTTGAGACCGTACTCCTCGGGTTCCAGGTTGGGTATGGTGGCTGCTGTGTAACTCATGAGTTTCTCCGTTACGGCTTCATTCCGTTATGGGAGCCGATCCGCTTCGTAGGGTCGGCGCCCGCCATGATGGTGACGCCGCCGCCCGACACGTAGACCAGCGGTATCACGCCGACGCTTGTGACGCTGGCGACAGTGTCCTCACCGCCGTCGGTGATGACCGTCTCGCCCAGCATGTCCTTGGCGAGCTTGCTGGTGCCGTCCTTGAGATCAAACGGGGTGTCTTCTCCGCAGTCGAGTACCGAACCGTTGCTGGTGGTGATGCGGACCGCCGGCCCGGTCGCCACCCAAGCGTTGAGCAGCGTCCGCTGACCAAGTGCCGTGAACTTGTCATATGCATCGAACTTCTGCCCGATGCATGCCATGACGGCGGGGACGTTGGGCCGGATAAACATGTCAAACGCCAGGCATGTATTGATCGAGCCGCCGCCGCCCGTTCCACCGCTCGACTGCGTGGTGCCATCACCAATATAGATGTTCCCGTCGTTACCGCTCAGGCTCTGCTTCGACGTTGCCGCTTGCAGGGTTTGGGATCCACCGGCGTAGCCCTTGTCCTGGTAGAAGTAGCTGTATGTCGTCGCGTACGCCTGGCCGCTGATGCTTGATGAGTTGTAGGACTGGGTCTCCTCACCGACATGCAGCGTTCCGGCGCTGATGGCCATGCTGCCGGGGCCAGGCGTGAAGGTGATACCGGTCCAGTATGCGGTGGCGTATCCGGCGCTGTTCAGGCCGAACAGGTTCAGGCCGCTGCCGAGCTGAGCGCCGCCGCTCACCGTCAGGGTCTGGTGCCCCACCACCACCTTGGTACGGGTCAGCTCCCAGGTGCTCGCGGTCGCCACGTTTCGGTTGCTCTGCACGACGCGGAAGAACTTCGCGCCGGTAGGAACCTGGGTGAGGCTGTGCGCCGTGCCCGTGGCGGACAGCGACACCATCGAAGTGGTGGTTCCGTAGGTGTTACTTGAAAGGTTGTTCCCGCTCGCGTCCTCGAACATTACGTAAGGGAAGAACTGACCGGTGCCGCTGACCAAGGTCGCGTCCGTTTCCACGTACACGTAGGCATCGCCCTCATCGACGGGGAAGTGGCGGGTGTTCCCGCGCTCGTCCGTCTGCACCGCGTCCGCCTCGGTGCCACCAGCATTGATGATCTGCAGGCCCGGATTCTGCCACGCTAACGTGGCCCCACCCGTCGCCACCCAAAACGCCTGCTGATCGAAGTTGGCGTTGAACGCCTGATTGTGCGCGTTGCTTCGTTGCGCGAGCTGAAGTTGCAACGCTGGTTTCATGTGCTGGTTGTTGCCCGTCTCCGCGATGTTGTCCGTGTTCTTGTTGGAGTGGATGCCCTCGGCGAAGTCGATCCACGGACGGCCCGCGTTGAGCCGGGCGATCAGCGGCAAGCCATACGTGCCGCCGTTCTTCAAGTCGTCAGCGGTAGCCGGGCCGAGTAGTTGCCAGCTGCCTGCATTCGTGACCGCGATGCCGCTCGCCGCCGTTCCGCTGATGTAGAGGTAGTAGTTACCGCCGCTGCTGACCTCGTCGCCCTGGTAGTAGACGGTGGTGGAGTTGTAAGCGCCTCGGTAGTTGTACGGGCGACCGTCCTTCAGGTAGCCGGTACGCGGACGCGCGTACAGGAGTCCGTCAGACACGTGGTCCACGGAGCCGCCCTCGGTCGCGGAGCTGCTGGTGACGTAGGCTGACCACACGAACTTGGGGCTTCTGGCACGGACCCGGTAGAAGTAGCTCGCGTTGCCGTTGAAGTTGTGGTTGAAGAACTCACCTTGCGTCTGCCCCAGTACCGTGTACGGACCCGCGCCCGTGGTCGCGTACTCCACGCTGCTCATGGCGACCGCTGCTGGGTTCGTGTTCTCCCACGTGAGCCGATTGCCGTTGGCCGACGGGGTGACGACCAGGTTGACCGGGGTCGGAGGCGTGTCGGGAATCTCAGCGCCTTCGCCTAGCACGTAGGTAGTCGCGTTGACGTTGGCCAACTGCTCCTCACCGCTGTCAAAGAGATTGAACGCGGTGAACTTGACGTATACCGTCTTACCGATGAGGCCAGGGTCGAACGCCCAACGGAAGAAGTTGTCGTCGATGCGCAACCACGGAGCGCCGCTCGCGTGACTCGCGATCGTGGTTCCGTACTGCCCTCGGCGAAGGTAGCCGTTGCCAAGCGTGTACTGGTTCGTTGCGACCAGGGTCGTCGTCTCGTAGCTGATGAGCTCCTCGTCTACGAGCATGAGGGTCTGGTTCTGGTCGGCGTCGGTCTGTGAGCCACCGTTCAACTCACCACCTTGGCCGTCTAGCTGGACGCTGAAGCTGTTCGTCGTGTCGGGGTCGCTGCCGCTCGCGAGCGCGCTCGTCGTCTGCCCGTAGCGGCAGCCTGGGCGTACGGTTCCGGCGAAGTGATAGGAGGTACCGTCCAGGCTGATCCACACGTTCGCACCGCCCCAGTTCTTGCCGACGCCGCTCACGCCGAGCCACAGCTCCGGCTGCTGCGTCTCTGTGAGGAACTGGGGAGCGCGAAAGATCGCGGGTGCTGCCGTGGTGTCCGGCGCGGCGTTGGTGTCGAGCGCGGTCGCAGCCGCAGCCTCAAGTGCCTGGTTAGCGCCCTCGCTGACCCCGGCCGGGAACTCCTGTGCGGTGAACTCAATGGTTCCCTTGTCGCCCTCCTTCGTGGAGATGATACGCACCGGCTCATTGGTGAGACCGACCGACGGTTCAGTCAGCGTGACGACGTCGCCCGGCTCCAGGTCAAAGTTCTCAAAGCTGGTCCTGAAGCTGAACGTGTTGCGGATGTACAGGTTGCGCTGCAGGATGCGCTGAGCCACCTGCATGGCCAGGGCGCCGTTGGTGATCGCGTGCGCCTGGATCGTCTCGAGAGAACGCACGCCGCGCGCGTCGATGTCAGACTGATCCTTGGCTTCGGCGACGCTGGTTCGGTAGTTGTTCGCCCGGTCGATGTATTCAACCCTGATGCAGTTATACAGGTCGCCGAGCGGTTTGCGTTCTATGGTAACCGGGGCATCACCGTCGCCAGGCATGAAGTCGGCCGGACCCAGGTCACGCACGCTCGTCGTGTCCGGGGTGTAGGTAACACCGTTACCGGTCTTGGCCTGGTCAGACCACGGCAGCACGGTGAGTGAGCCACCTGACCAGTAAGCCGTCGAGTTCGTGATGGTCAGCAGGTCCTTCAGCAAAGAGATCATCGTCTTCTCTTCACTGATGACCGGGCTGATGAAGATGCCATTCGCGGTGCAGTAGTCTTTGAACTGCGTGAGGCTTCCGAGGTAGCTGAAGTCGATGCCGTGGGTCTGGCTCGTCATGAGGTCAGTCACGATGGCAGACGGTTCAGCGTCGTCAATGGTGCCCGCATTAAACGGCAGCATCCCGTACACCTCAAACGTCAGGTTCGGGATGTTGGGAGAGCTGCCGAGCTTGATGTTGAGACACGCGACCCACGCCACGTACGGGTAGCTCAGCGCGTCACTCGTGACCGGTGACCCTGACAGGTGTGACCAAGGCGTCTGCCCTGCCGCGCCTGCCTTGAACGTACCGTTGATGTCACTGAGTGACAACGTGCCACTGCCCTTCCAGATGGTGCCGAGCTTGGTGACCGGACCCTCACAGAGTGCGAGCTGGAAGCTCGAGCTGTACGTGTACGTCGTGGAGTCATTGCCACCGCCGCCCTTGCCGACCTGTTGCTTGTGCGCAACTGCCTGGAAGTCACCCGTCCAGATGACGTTGCCTGGCACGCGGGCACGCCCGTACACGATAGGAAGACCCTTGCCGAACGAGGACGACTGAACCTGCACGCCGTTCGCGCGCTGGGCCTGCGTCGCCATCGGCGTTCCCTGGCCGGTACCTAACAAGCTACCCATCAGAAGGCACTCCAATAAGAATGTGGCTTTGCAAGCCGGTCTGCGAGTGCGTCGCGTTCGGTGTACGTGACGGACTCCGCCTGGAGGAACGCGTGGATAACGAGCTCGTCGTCAACAACGATCGCGACGTGGCTAACGCATCTGCCCCACTGATAGAGCGCGATGTCTCCGGGCAACGGCTCGACTACCGGATGGGCGTAGCGCTTCACGATGTTGAGCATGCGTTCCTCGTCACGGTGCAGGAACCAGTCGGGTGGATATGGCCGTGGGTCAATCCAGGGGACCAAGCCTGCCTGGTAGTAGACGCTGCACAAGAACATCGCGCAGTCCACGCCGATGCCACGCGCAACCTGGGCATGCTTCCAGGGCGTACCGAGCCAGCTCCTCGCTACTGAGAGGACGACGAACCGGCGCGGGTCTAGCTCTGCTCGCTCCATGCCGTTACCTCATCATGAGTCCGCCGCCAGCACCGGGGCGCTTGCGCATGCCGCCACCACTGCCACCACCTCCGCCTCCGCCGCCGTTTCCACCGCTGCTGCCTCCGCCACCCTGGCCGGTGTAGAGGTCGTTGGGGTCCGGGATGTACGGGAAGCCGCGGAAGTGCGTGATGTTGTTGAACGTACCGTTGCAGGTAGGGCGCGTCTTGTCGCAACCGGCGATCGCATCCAAGGCGTCACCCTGCGCAGGAACCTGGTACAGAGGGTACGCGAGCGTGACCACGCCACCGGTGTAGTCCTTGACCTGGCGAACCTGGCCAGCGTTAGCGCCGCTCGTGAACTTGATCTTACCGAGCGTGAAGTAGCCGTCGGGTTTGCTGACTCCCGAGAGCGTAAAGCTCCTCGCTGAAGCGCCTGCTCCGACCGTTCCGCTCGAGGTAAAGTTAGCCGCGAGCAACCCACACACGCCGTCGTACAGCGTGTTGGAGCACTGCGGTAACTGGTAGGTGCGCGGGAACGTTGCCTTTAGCTGGGCCAGGGCCGACTCTACCGTCAGCTCCACCGTCTTGCCGTGGACCGAGACATCACCCACGAGGCCGGTGAAGTACTCAGTGCTGCCGACCGCCGTGTTGGACCAACTGTCTGAGACGAAGCGATCCAGGCGCACCTCGGCCAGGTCAAACATGTTCTGCCACGCGGCGGTCACGATCGGCGTTCCGTTGATCAGTGTGCCGCCGTCGTCGGTAACGGTCAACTTCAACTCGTCGATGCCTAAGCCCAGCTTGAAGGTGACGGTGTCGCGCTGGATGGGCGGACCAACGTTGAACGCGGTGCCGCCTACGGTGAGCGCCTGTTGCGAACTGGTCCAGTGAAGCACGGTTCCGTTGGACAAGGTGATCGTCCAGAGGTCGGCAAGCACGTACGGCGGTCCGTTCGCGAGCACGGTCTTGAGCGCGGCACTTAACGTTCTCACTTGTAGGTCCTCAAGATGACTGACTTCGTTGAGTACAGCAGGTGCATGAACTCGTCGAAGTCCTGCGACCCCTGCTTGAAGCGGCACTTGTAGTAGTACTGCCCGGACCAGGTAAGCGCCGCGCCGTTGGCCGGGGCGCTTACGAACGTGACCCAACCAGGCGACGGCGACTCGAAGGTGGCCGCGACCGCGCCGCCGTTCACGTACGCGGTGCGCGCGCCGAACGAAGAATCAACCGGCACCGCCGTACCAGGGTTGGCCTGGAAGAGCTGAAACGACGTGGTCGCGCCGTCGCCTGATCCGATGCCCTGGGCGCTTACGGTGTCGTCACCCGGACCCGCGTCGAAGTAGAACCCGGTAAGGTCGCCACCCATCTCAACGAAGAGGCCCTCGAGCAGCTTCAGGTCCGCCGCGCTCAGGTAGTCGTAGCTCAACGCGAACTCGAAGAGCGGGTACTGCATGTACGTGGCCGTCACCACGCGCCCGGTTACCGACTCCGTCTTCAGGTTCTTGAAGATTGGCGTGCGGGTTACCGGGAACGTGAGGCCAGCGAGTGACGGGTAGACGTTCATGGTGCCATGAATACTCCGTTGCGTGAGGCTCGCGACAACGCCGCCGCGAGCGCGTCCTGGTTGTCAAGGAAGAACCGCTTGACGCCTGCCGCATCAACCGCGTGGATGTGCCAGTTATGCGTAGCGCCTCCGCCACCCGCGCCGCCCGCCATCTCGCGTACGGCACCCGCGATAGAAGCCGGAAGCACCATCTCATCCTTGTGGATCATCGCCATCTGGTCATGCGGCACCTGCGCCCAGCCGCCGGATG